CGCTGCGAGTGTGGACCGTGGATGATTCTCCAGCTCACGCCGAGCGCCGTGGTCTACAAAGGCAAGGGGTGGGCGAAGCGCGACCGTGATACAGTCAAGAAGCAGGGAGCCTGAATCTCCCTGCACCAAGCCTATTCAGGAGGCAAGATGGCGTACAAGGCAATACCGCTAGAGGCTCGCAACTGCAAAGGCTGCGGCGTGGAGTTCCAGACTACTGATCCACGCAAGTGGTTTCATAAGTCCGGATGCGGTCGTTCCAAGTTTGAGAAGCAGACCAATGCCTGGCTGTTAGTCAATCGACCTCACTTCCCAACTGAACCATGTCTGGCTTGTGGTGCTCCTGTCGTGCAGTACCGAACACGGCGTTATGAGGGAGAGATGCGGTATTGCAAGAGGTCTTGTCAGCCAAATCCAAAAGAGAACTATCACGGACCAAGCAAGACTGAGCTGATTGCGAGTAAGTCATGGCTAGGCAAATGCAAATGGTGTAATAAGACGCTGCCAAGTGGTAACAACTCATGTCAGGCTTGTAGCAGAAAACGAACGTTGGTATTGCTAAAACTTAGAAATAGGATGCGATGGTTACTGCCAAAAGAGTGTACTGACTGTGGCCTAGTTTTTAGTCGCTTTGATTCAGGATGGCATTGCAATCCGTGCAAGCAAGAATCAAGAAGGCGATCGAGGAGACACTCGAAGCAACTAAGGCGTATTAGAAACCGAGGATCAGATACCTACCAGCAAGGTATTGACTATCAAAGCCTGTACGTACTAGCAAACGGTAAGTGTGCTCTATGTCACGAATGGTGCGATGATCCGTCCGTATGGTCACGATGGGATGGGCTAACTTGGATGCCTAAGGCTCCGACGGTTGATCATGTCCTTGCCTTAGCGAATGGTGGGACTCATACGTGGGATAACGTCCAGCTTGCTTGTCTAGAGTGCAATAGCAATAAGGGTGACCGACCATATACCAGGGCCATGCATAATCTGCCGCATAACGACCAGCCGGTATCCAGCGACGAGTTCGTCAATCTCGTGTACGGTGTGGGGCGAACGTAGGGATGGGAGTTTTTTTGTGAGCGCCAAAAAGCCACCAGACAAAAGGCAGAACCGAGCGACCAAAGACCTTGGTGTGCTGCCTCAAATCGCCGTAGATCCACGCTCAGTGCCTACGCCACCGGCCCATCTGACCGAGCGTTGGGTCAAATCTTGGGAAGTGTTCTGGTCATCGCCATTCGCTCAAGTCGTTCAGCCTGCGCAGTACCCTGCGCTTGAGCGGCTCTTCTCAATGTACGAGGAGCGCGAGCGAATGGACATCTATCTGCGCGAGGAGCCCATGACCACTGGCTCGCAAGGGCAGAAGATCCTGAATCCGATGTATCGTCAACGCACGGCCGTAGATGCGGAGATCCGTCAGCTAGAGGATCGGTTCGGTTTGCACCCTAAGGCAGGGCTGCAACTCGGCATCGTCTACGGTGAAGCCGCTAGAAGCCTGGAGGAACTGAATGCCAGAATCGCTAACGCCGCAGTCGCCGAAGCCAACAGCGAGGAAGACCCACGCTACGTTGACCAAAGCGACGCCGAAAGCGTCACCGAAGAGGCCGCTCTACTCGTCGCCGATCAGTAGTCCACCTCCGCCGTCGTGGGGTGGGCTAGTCTGCCGGTGGATCGAGACGAACCTGGTTCACGGTGAGGGCGACAAGTTCGGCGAGCCATTCCGCTTAGAGCCGTGGCAGCGTGCCTACATCTGGCGCCTATACGAGTACGATTCAACGACCGAACGACGCATCGTCAAGCGCGCGCTACTAGGCACACCGAAGGGCAACGGCAAGACCGAGCTGCTCGCTGCTATTGCCTTGGCTGAACTGGCTGGACCGAAGGCGCCGAAGTCGCCGAATATCCCTATCGCTGCGGCATCGTTCGAGCAGGCTGACCTGCTCTTCGGCACCGCGCGTATCATGCTGACGCAGGGTCCATTGGCTGCGCACTTCGAGGTCTACGACACCGAGATCCTGATCAAGGATCGTCCAGGGCGTATGTATCGCGTGGCTGCTGCGGCAGGCACCAACGACGGCGGACGCCCTACCTGCTTCATCGCGGACGAGCTGCACGAGTGGACTGGCAACAAGGAGCGCGTGCATCTTGTGCTGTCTAACTCACTCGCCAAGCGCGCAGAGGCGCTTGAACTGAACATCTCAACGGCAGGCTCCGACGAGAACACCCTGCTCGGCAGGATGCTGACCTACGCCAAGCGCATCGCCTCTGGCGAAGTGGCTGACCCTTCCTTCCTTGTCGAGTGGTGGGCTGCTGCGGACAGCCACGACCTAGAGACCGATGAAGGCCGTAGGGCTGCGCTGGAGCAGGCGAACCCTAGCGCTCCTGCCTTCGTGGACCTTGACAGACTGTTGGCACGAGCCAACGAGGTGCCAATGCACGAGTGGCAGCGCTACCACCTGAACCGCTTTGTGCAGCCGCCTGACCGTTGGATCGGTGCTGAGTCGTGGGCTCGGCTGAAGGAGCCAGACCGCGTACTCGTACCAGGCGAACAGATCAGCGTTGGCTTTGACGGATCATATGCACGAGACGCGACGGTGCTGACTGGCTGCACGATGGATGGCTACCTCTTCCTCATCAAAGCGTGGGAGAAGTCCGACACCAACCGAGACCCAGACTGGACGGTGCCACGCACCGAGGTGGACGCAGTGGTCGAGCAGGTGATGACCACCTACAACGCCACGCTCTTCTGCGACCCTCCTGGCTGGGCTTCGGAGATTGAGGAATGGACGCGCCGGTACGGCAAGCGCGTAGCCGTCTTCCCTACCGCCACGATTGAGCGAATGGGTCCAGCCGTGGACCGCTTCTTTACGGCCGTAGCGACTGGCGAAGGGCTGCGCCACGACGGCTCGCCGCTCCTAGCTCGCCACATCAGCAATGTCCACACGCGCCTGACGCGCTATGGGCAGGTGTTGACCAAGGCGTACAAGGCATCGCCTGACCGGATCGACGCGGCGGTCTCCGCCGTTGTGGCGTTCCAGGGTGTAAAGTTCCTGAAGGTTGAACCAAAGCAGACAGCGAAAGTGGAGTGGGTGAACCTATGATTCAGAATATCCTTGAGGTTGTGGGTGCGGCGTTTGTGATTGCAGGTCTCGCGCTATTCTCAATCCCAGTCGCATTGATCGCCACAGGCGTAGCCTTAGCTGCGCTCGGCTATACGCTAGGAGATCGTAAGTGAGCATCCTCCGTCGCCTTCTAGGCACCGAGCAGCGCAATGTTTCTGGCGGTCAGTGGCTCAGCGATAAGCCAGCCGAATCGTCAGCCGGAGTCCAACTCAATCAGCAGAATGCAACATCGATTGGCGCGTTGTACGCGGCCGTCAAGTTGTACGCTGACACCGTAGCCAGTCTCCCAGTTGGTGCCTTCATCCGCGACGGCGGCGTGCGCCGACCGGTGACGCGACCACTCTGGATTGATCGGCCCATCCCTGCGAACCCTAACTACACTGGATTCCAGTTCCGCCACGCCGTTGTGTCAAGCCTCTTGCTTGACGGCAACGCCTTCATCCTCTTCCTGACCGACCGCCTTGGCGATGTCGTTGAGACGCGCGTGCTTGACCCACAGAAGGTTGAGATTCGGATGGACGAGATGGGCGCACCGATCTACATCGTGTCAACTGGCGACACCGCGTTCAGCGTTGGTCCTGATCAGATGGTGCATATCCCACTCTTCGCCACCGCTGGCACAATGCGCGGAATGTCGCCTGTTGAGCATCACCGCACAACGCTAGGACTTGCCTCCGCCACGCAGCTCTACGCTGCGAAGTTCTACGAGAATGGTGCTGCGCCAAGTGCCGTTATCAAGGTGCCAGGCGAGTTGACGCAGGATGTCGCTGACTCCCTTCGCGCATCGTTCAGCCGTCGCCACGAAGGCGTAGAGAAGATGCACAAGATTGCGGTCCTGACCGGCGGTGCAGACTTCCAGCAGATGAGCGCCAAGATCAGCGATATGCAGTTGGTTGAGACGATGCACTGGGGCGTTGAGTCCATCGCTCGTATCTACGGCGTGCCACTCCACCTGCTCCAGTACCCAGGTGGCAACACCTCTTACAGCAGCGTTGAAGTGATCAGCATCGAGTGGCTGCGCCTAGGGCTTGGTCCACTCATTGCGCGCATTGAGGCAGGGCTTCAGCGCCTGATCGTTGGGAACACGACCTTCATCAAGTTCAACATTGACGGCCTGCTCCGCCCTACGACCAAGGAGCGAATGGACTCCTACGCAGTCGCGCTCAACTCAGGCATCCTCAATCTCAATGAGGTGCGCGCGCTTGAGGACCGACCACCGCTCCCAGTTGGCGGCGACGAGTTCTGGAAGCCGCTCAATATCGGCACCGTAGGCAAGGAGCCACAGGCGTGAGCTACATCATCGTTGACCTTGACGGCACACTGATCCTTGAGAACGATGAGCCAAATCAGCCGCTGATCGACTTACTCAACGAAGAGGTAATGTCTGGAGATAAGCAGATCATCATCGTCTCGGCTCGCAAGATTGACCGACTTCAGGAGACGCGCGCTTGGCTGCAAGAGCACAAGGTCGCTGGTATTGAGGAGGTTCACCTCAACGACTTTGAGGGAAGCGCCTTTGCCACCGGCTTGGCATTCAAGGAATACAAGTACGGACTCTTGAAAGAGCAGTACGGCGAAGAGTTGGAATGTGCGATTGACAATGACGCAGCCGTCCGAGATATGGCAATCGGTCTTGGTCTTGACGCCTACTCGCCAGAGGAATACTTGGCAGAGGAGAGCCGCGCCGTCTACGAAGTGCCTGACTACATCCGCAATGCCGCTGCTAGGGGATTGTCATTCGTAGAGGACG